TCAAGATCGAGGCAGTAGGTGGCACCATCGCCATCACTGCTGAATCAGACGCCAACAACGGCAAGGAGCTGCTCAAGGCGGAAGGCACCGCCAATGGCGCATGGGCGTTTAACGTCCACTACCTGCTAGACGGTCTTAAGGCATTCCGCTCAGCAGAATCCGTTACACTGTCAGCAAATAGTGCAACTACTCCTGTAGTATTGACGCCAACTGATGATACTGGTAAAACGTACCTCATAATGCCCGTGCAAATTAGAGCATGACATCCATCAAGGATCTCAAGTCCGATCACAAAAACGCCCGCAAGCGTACAGATCGCTCAGCCAAGCTGATTGCCGAATCACTACAGCGTTACGGTGCTGCACGCAGCATTGTCATTGATGAAGACAACCGCATCCTTGCTGGTAACGGCACCATCGAAGGCGCTAAGGCCGCTGGCATCAAGAACATTCGTGTCATTGAAACTGATGGCACCGAAATCATTGCCGTAAAACGCACCGGCCTGACCGAAGACGAGAAAGTTGGCCTTGCCCTAGCTGACAACCGCACCAGCGACCTGTCCGACTGGGACAAGGACATGCTGCAGCAACTCAGCGAAGAGCATGACATCGCCCCATGGTTCGATGCTGACGACCTAGCTGAGATCCTTGGTGAGGCTGAACAGTTGCCCGCAGAGGGCTTGACTGATGCCGATGAAGCACCCGAGGCGCCTGAGGAGCCGGTTACTAAACTTGGCGACCTTTGGGTGCTAGGTGATCATCGGTTGCTTTGTGGCGACAGCACTGATCCAATGGCGATGGAGCGCTTGATGGAGGACAAGCCGGCAGATCTGTGGTTAACAGATCCTCCCTATAATGTCGCTCTGGGAATGAATGAAACTCCTGAAGAGGCTAAGAAGCGCAACCGGCGCACCGATGGGAAGGTTGTCAAAAATGATTCAATGTCAGATGCTGCCTTTAGGCAGTTTCTTGTTGATGTTTATACAACTGCTAACTGTTTCTTGAGGCCTGGTGGCGTCTTCTATATTTGGCACGCTGATAGCGAAGGTTACAACTTCAGGGGCGCGGCTCACGATATTGGCTGGAAAGTGAGGCAATGTCTTATCTGGAGAAAATCATCACTGGTAATGGGGCGTCAGGACTATCAATGGATGCATGAGCCTTGTTTGTATGGCTGGACCGATGGTTCTGCGCACTATTGGGCTTCAGACAGAAAGCAGACAACTGTTATGGACTTTGCTAAGCCAAGTCGCAATGGTGAGCATCCAACCATGAAGCCTGTTGATCTCTTTCAGTATCAGATGGCCAACAGCTCAAAGCCTGGTGATACCGTCTTGGATTCTTTTGGCGGCTCTGGCACTACACTCATCGCAGCCGAACGCATCGGCCGCAAGGCACGCCTAATGGAACTCGATCCCGCCTACTGCGACGTGATCATCAAGCGCTGGGAGGACTTCACGGGCAAGAAGGCTATCCTTGAAGAGGCACCGGAGGCGTTCTGATGGCCGCCAAGGGCACTACAAGAGCAGAAACTGAACAGCGCGCTCAACGGTTTGCACGCATCATTGCTAGTGGCGGTCGGAGGTCAGACTGCTGTCGATATGCGGCGGAGAACTGGGGGGTTGATGAGCGCACTGTTGACCGCTACCTAGCAATGGCCCGTGATCAGCTCAAGGCCGACTGGGACATCGAACGTCCGCAGATGGTGGCTGATCTGCTGTCCCAGTGCAGCACCTTGCAGATGGAAGCTAGACGTGCCGGGCAGTATCACATCGCCTTGGGTGCTATCAATACCGCAGCCAAACTGGCGCAGCTCTGTTCGTGAGCATCCTTGCCATTGCCCGCGAAGGGCATGTGCTGCAGCAGCTCAACCACGGCGGTGAGTTGACGGATATAGAAGCCCTGTTAGCAAATATCCGCGCCGATCTGCACCCTGGGCAGCTTGCGTTTGTAGACGACAGCGACACGCAGATCATCGGCATCAGTGCCGGCTATGGCGCCGGCAAGACACGCGCGCTGTGCGCCAAGGCGGTGATGCTGGCCGCGGCCAATCAAGGCTTTATTGGTGCAGTGATGGAGCCGACTGGCCCGCTGATCCGCGACATCTGGCAGAACGACTTCGAGAACTTCCTAGAGGCATACGAGATTCCCTACACCTTCAGGGCAAGCCCGCTGCCGGAGTACATGCTGCACCTGCCAGGCGGTGATACCAAGATCCTGTGCCGCAGCTTTGAGAACTGGAGCCGCATCATCGGCTTGAACCTTGCATGGGTGCTGGCCGATGAGATCGACACGGTGACGCCCAGCATTGCCAACAAGGCATTCCCCAAGATCCTTGGCCGCTTGCGGTCCGGCAACGTGCGGCAGTTTGGCGCTGCATCCACGCCAGAAGGCTTTCGCTGGATGTGGAACACTTTCGGCAGCGAGGATGCCAAAGGGCGTGCGGATCGCAAGCTGATCAAGATGCGGTCAGCAGATAACCCGCATCTGCCGCCGGACTTTATCGAGAGGCTAGAAGCCAACTACGACCCAAACCTGCTGCGGGCCTACCTAGACGGTGAGTTCGTTAACCTCACCACTGGCACCATCTACGACCGCTTCAGCCGCAACAAGCACGTGGTGGCTGAGCTGCCAGACCTAGACCGCGAGCCGTTGCGTATTGGCGTTGATTTCAACGTTGGCAACATGTCTGCCGTGATCGGCATCCGCACTGGCAGCAGCCTGCTACTGATTGATGAGATCAGCGGCGCCCATGACACCGACGCATTGGCGCAAGAGATCCAAGCGCGTTATCCGCAGCGGCGTATCTACATCTACCCAGATGCGAGCGGCGGTAACCGCAGCACCAACGCAAGCCAGACCGATATCCAGATCCTGGAGTCCTACGGCATGTCAAACCAGTCACCACGCGCAAATCCTCCCGTCCGTGATCGCGTGGCTGCTGTTCAGGCTTTGCTGGAAAACGGCAAGGGCCAGGTCAGGCTCATCATCCACCAGCGCTGCAAGCGGCTGATCGAATGCTTAGAGCTGCAGTGCTACACCGACAAGGGCGACCCGGACAAGGATGCCGGCCATGACCACATGAACGACGCGCTGGGCTACTTGGTCTGGCGTGAGTTCAACCCATTGCACGCAGGTGCTGGCCGCACGACCGGCGTGCGGATTTATTGAGCAAGGTTGCCAAGGGCTGCCGATGGTGTACAGTATGAGGACTCCAAACCGAGAGACATGGGCTACACCGCAATCTGCACCGATGACAGCATCACCACTTGCGACTGCTGCGGGCGCACCAACCTGAAAGCCACAGTGCTGATGCAGTCTGATCTTGGCGAGCTTGTGCACTTCGGCCGCACTTGCGCCGCGCGCAACACCGGCAAAAGCAGCCAGCAGATCACCAAGGAAATCCGCGCTGAGCGCGATGCCGCTTTTGGTCGCGCCAGCAACCAACTGATGGATCTGCGCCGCACCGGCACCCGGATCACCCGTGATCTGATCCGCGAAGTGGCCGCCAGCTTCCGCGCTGATGCAAATCTGCTGATCCAGCAATGGGCGTGATCTGCGCTGATTGCGGCGGTCCTATCGGTCAAGACAAAGGACCGCCAGATGGATGGCAACTTGAAAACGGCAGAACTGTATGCGATCAATGCTGCATTAGAGATACTCAAAACCTTGCGTGGCTGTTATGCTCCATCAGTCCAACTATTAACTCTACCCATGCTCAAGGGTGCTGAACTACTCGCCAAGGTGAAAGAACTGGGCAATGCGCCTAAGTCTGAACTGGTGCGCGCTTGCGGCTACGTGATCAAGGATCGCGTGGCATTCACGCAGTTCTATGAAGCGCTGCTGGAAGCCAAAGGCGTTGACCTAGGCAGCAAGACAGCAAAGCGCGGCCGCGGCCTGACTTACAAGGCCAAGGTGCAATTCAACGGCAAGCTGCAGATTGGTGACGGCTACCTGCGCGAGATGGGTTACGAGCCCGGCGCTGAGTTTGACATCAAGATTGGCCGCAATAGCATCACGCTGACTGCTGCTTAAACTGCATTCATGACTGCGGCGCTGTAATGTACACCGGCTTTAACAACTACGACCGGCCCATTGCGCAGCGCCGCGTTACTCGCGTGCAGGATGCCAATACGGCGTGGTACGCACAAGAGCCGCATTGGATCTTGATTGAAGATCTACTGCAAGGCACCTATGGGATGCGCCGTAAGCATCGCCGTTACCTGCCGCAGGAGCCGCGTGAACTGGATGAGTCCTACGACAACCGCTTGGCACGCAGTGTTTGCCCGCCGTTCTATCAACGGCTAGAGCGGATGCTGGCAGGGATGCTCACCCGTAAGCCGGTAAGGCTTGACGATACGGCGGATGTGATTCGTGAGCAGTTGTTTGATGTTGATTTACAAGGCAATGATTTAAATGTCTGGACCTACGAAACCACCCGCAAGATGGTCCGTTATGGCCACGTTGGTGTACTGGTGGATGCACCTGCTGATGGGGGTCGACCCTACTGGGTGACCTACACGCCACGGCAGATTCTTGGCTGGCGCGCTGAGCAGCAGGAAGGCCGGCAGGTGTTAACGCAACTGCGACTTGCCGAGACGGTCACCGTGCCTGATGGCGAGTTTGGCGAGAAGGCAGTGGAGCAAATCCGTGTACTGACGCCAGGTGAATTCCAGCTGCACCAGAAGCAAGACAACGGCGACTTTAAGGTTGTCGACGAAGGCCGCACCAGCCTTAGCGAGATCCCGTTTAGCGTCGCCTATGCGCAGCGCCATGGCTTCATGGAGTCACGTCCGCCGCTGGAAGACATCGCTGAGCTGAACCTCAAGGCATATCAGATCCAGAGCGACCTCGATAACCAGCTCCACATCAGCGCTGTGCCGATGCTGGCGTTTTATGGCTTCCCATCTGCAGCAGAGGAAGTCAGCGCTGGACCGGGTGAAGCGATCGCATTCCCCGCTGATGGCCGCGCTGAATACATTGAACCTGCCGGCCGCAGTTTTGACTATCAGTTCCGTAGGCTTGAGCAGCTTGCACTGCAAATCAACGAGCTAGGTCTGTCGGCAGTGCTGGGCC